ACGATTACGCATATACCAGAGAAGAGTTTTTACTTAATTTAACACATGAATTAGTTCATGCAAAACAATTAATCAATAAACAATTTGAATTCAAGTTACAAGAAGAATTAATTAAAAATTTACCTTACAATAAACTTCCGTGGGAAGAAGAAGCATATGGATTAGAAAATTCTTTATTTGAAGAGTTTTTTAAAAGGTTGACATAGTATCCAATTTTTAGTAAAATAATTACATTATAAATTTTAGGAGTAAATATGAGTGACCAATTTCAATTCCAATACGATAGCAAAGAATCTTTTGATACTAATTACACTAAATGGCGTCAAATGAATATTGAGGAAAGATCCGCTTGGAGTGAGCCACAACTTACTGATGACGAAGCATCTATTCTTTTTAGCAAATTGTTTGGACAATACAAACTACAAGGAACAAAATAATTATGCCCACCCATGCAATGATAGATATTGAAACTTTGGCAACTACGCCAGAAGCAGTAATACTCAGTGTGGGTGGCGTAAAGTTTAATCCTTACACAAACGAAGAACCGCATAGTTTTTTAGATTTTAAATTAGACATTGACGAGCAAACTGCAATGAATCGCGATGTTGACAATGGTACTTTACAATGGTGGGCAAAGCAACCACCACATATTAGAGACAAAGCATTTTCAGATGAAGATAGAACTAATATAACAGAATTCACAAAATCTCTTAATAAATGGCTTGTAGGCTGTGACGAAATATGGTGTCAAGGCCCACAATTTGATATGGTCATTATTGAGAATCTATACAAAATGCACAATACCCACACAAATTGGGCATATTGGCAAATCAGAGATAGCAGAACTGTATTCAGCATGATGGAAGTTGACCCTAGAAAAGGCGTACAAGAAGACCTACATAGTGCTGTAGACGATGCAAAATGGCAGGCAAAATGCTTACAAACCTGCTTTTTCATGCTAAACATCAAAAAAGATTAACTTTTTTGCCACTTTTTTTGGTAAAAAGGTTGACTTCACCCGTAAAAGAAGTATAATAGTATGTATAAGTTAAACAAAACGGGAGTAAAGATGACTAACTTTGTAAAAATTAAACAAGGCACATACAGGAAGAATACTGTTGATAACATGGTTTTTCCTATTGTTAAGCCTTTAAACATTGGTAAGAAAGGTGCTTTCATTACTGTAGATGGTACTGAAGTCCTTGGAGACCAGTTCAGCAAAATCCGAGTACTTATAGAAGATCCTACACAGGACCTTGAATATGTAACTCCGGCTATATATGCCGAGCAACCTAAAATCGACAATACCCCTGCAGAGCAGAAGGAAGAGTCCGATGAGCAAGCCATTGAACGTATTCGTGAAAGGTTTGATATTTTGGACAGAATGACTCATGCAGTTGCAGAAGGTACTGTTAGAGGTATGATTGTAAGTGGCCCTCCAGGAGTTGGTAAGTCTTTTGGTGTTGAATCTGTATTAGAAGATTACGACATGCTTACAGAAGTTGCTGGCAAACCTGCAAGAACTGAAGTTGTAAAAGGTTCTGTTACGCCAATTGGTTTGTTCCAGACACTTTTCAACAATTCAGAAAAAGGTAACATATTAGTATTTGATGACTGTGATAGTGTACTGTTTGATGAAGTATGTTTGAACATGCTTAAGGCTACACTTGACTCGGGTAAGAAACGTTACATTACTTGGAAGTCAGAATCTAATGCACTTCGTAGAGAAGGAATACCTGATAGGTTTGAGTTCAAAGGTGGTTGTATCTTTATTACTAACGTTGATTTTGAAAACGTCCGTTCTAAGAAGATAAAAGACCACTTGTCAGCACTTATGTCAAGATGTCATTACTTGGATCTTACAATGAACTCTGCTAGAGATAAGTTCCTTAGAATCAAGCAAATTGTTAGAGACGGTATGCTTGAAGAATACAAGTTCGGTGAAGAAGGCGATAAAGAAATTATTGACTTCATGATTGAGAACACTGACAAACTTAGAGAGATATCTTTAAGGATGGTTCTTAAGATTTCCGACCTTAGGAAAATGGAGCCAAACAATTGGCAGGCTTTAGCCAGAACTACTTGTATGAAAGGAGTCATTTAAAATAAGTAATACTGCTAACGATTCCCTGGTGCTCAAACGTTAGTCATCCCCCACACAGAGCACCAAGAAGCCCGGATTTCTTCCGGGCTTCACTTTATTTGATATTTCACTTGACTTTTCCTGTATAAGACGTATAATTATAATAGAACTTATAACCTGGAGAATTTATGAATATCATAGATAAGGAACGTCAGGAGAGAGAGTGGAAAAGGAATTTTCATTTAAATTTCTCTCCTATGTATGCCATGTTTGCATGGTCAATTATATTTGCAATAGCAGTATGTTTGAGCCCACAAGCAAAGGCAGAAGAAATAGAAGAAGTTGTGGTAGTGGCACAACAAGTAAAAACTGTGAAAGCAGACCCACTAAAAGAATCATCCTTTATAAGAGTATTACTTCCAGCACACACTTGGACAGCAGGTGGTGATGGTGCTTTTCAAGGATACAATGAACGTGGTGCTCAAACAGTACACACGGCAGTTTACAAAAATGGGATACCAGCAAATTTACCTGGTAGTGCTTGGTATGACTTTGGAACAGATTTAGCAACTGGGCAAAAGGTTAAAGTTATCTCAGGTGCCAATAGTGTTGTATATGGTAGCGGTAGTATTGCTGGCACAATTTTGATTAAAGATAATATTGAACAAGGCGTAACTGCTAGATTTGGAACGCAGTCACACCGCTTTGTTAGTATAGCACCAACAAATTGGTTTCAATATACTGCAATGGAAACTAATCAAGATAGTGTTAGAAATGACAATGTGGAAAAAGATTTGTATTCAAATAAGAATGCAAAATTTAATATTGATGTCCAAGACTTTACTATAACAGCAGATTATACTGATTATAGATATGATTATGATAACTGTTATGATTCTAATTTTGAAGCATCAAATGATTGTAAACAAGATGGTGAAAAATATAACTTTGCAGTAAATAATGAATATTTTACACTAGGTAGAACACATGATAAAGCAAATTACACAACAGGTGATTGGTTATCATATTACAATGAAAGTAGCACAGACTATTTGAGAGTAGGAGACCAAGTGGACCTATCTAACAAACTGCAAGTAGGTTATGGTGTTGATGCAAGTCATGAACAGTATAAAACACTCACAGATGATTATGATAGAGATAATTATGGTGCTTACTTAAACATAAATGCCGACTTTGCCATGAAATATAACTTTGGTTTTAGAGTTGGTAATGAAGACCAGAATGCATTGAGATTCGGGTTAGAACGTGGACCATTCTTTTTAAATGTTGGTAATAGTTATAGAAGACCTACATTGTATGAATTAAATGGCGACGGCTATGTAAGTGCTAATGCAGATTTATTACCTGAAGAAGCAATTGGTTATGAAATTGGATTTGGTGTATTAAGTTTGTTTAGATATGAATTTGAACAAGCAATAGAATACACACCTGGTTTTTATGAAGATGTTACTACATCTGAAACTGTAACTGATCCTGAAACAGGAGAGACTACAGTTATTACAACAACAGAGCAAGTTTGGAATGCTCCTAAGTATTACAATACAGGTGCATACGAAACACAAGGCTTAAGATATGCACAAGAATTTGGAGCATTTAAAGTTGCACTTGCTGTTACTGATACAGACCAAGCAAGAGTTCCTAAGTACATGGGTGTACTTGGCTGGAATCAATCTTTTGGTAGTCACGAATTTGATATTACATTTAGAGGACAGTTTAATAGAAAACCAGGTCCTTATGATGGTGATGAATTAGAAGATTTACATAATTTATCTTTTAGATATATTAAGACTTTTGCTAATGATGTAGACTTGGCTTTAAGTATCGATAATATGCTAGATGAAGAAGTTGAAGTTCTTCCTGGTTATAATAACCGTGGCAGACAATTTATGTTGACAATGCAAAGGAAGTGGTAGTATAATTACATATGGCTAAATGTATCTTAGAAATACGAGATGAAGTAAATGTAAAATTTGTTGGACTTGACGTTAAAACTAGACGCAAGATATCCGATGAAGTAAAATACTTTTTACCGTATGCATATCATATGCCTGCTTACAAGTTAGGTAGATGGGATGGTTGTGTTCGATTCTGCGATGTTGGCGGTAGAACATATATGAATCTACTTGATAGATTACTTCCTATTGTACAACAAGCAGGATATGATGTTGAAGTACAAGACAACAGAAACGTTTGGTCATTTGAGTTTGAGGAAATAGAACAAACCAAATATGATGATATTGCATGGCCCAAAGGTCATCCAGCAGAAGGTGAACCTATTATACTCAGAGACTATCAAGTTGACGTAATAAACAACTTTTTAAAAAACCCACAAAGTTTGCAGGAGGTGGCTACAGGTGCCGGTAAGACGCTCATAACAGCCGCCTTAAGCGATTTGTGTGAACAGTATGGTAGAACAATAGTAATTGTTCCTAACAAAGACTTAGTATTACAAACAGAAAAAGACTATAAAAATTTAGGACTTGATGTTGGTGTACTATTCGGAGATAGGAAAGAATATGATAAGACACATACAATTTGCACATGGCAAAGTTTAGCAATACTAGAAAAGAAAAGTAAAAAATATGAAGCAGATTTCCCCATAGATGATTTCTTAGATGGGGTTGTATGTATAATGGTCGATGAAGTACACAAAGCAAAAGCAGATGTACTGAGAAATTTATTAGGTGGACCATTTAGAAATGTTCCTGTTAGATGGGGTTTGACAGGAACAATACCTAAAGATGAACATGAAGCAGTTGGTTGTGTTTGTTCTTTAGGACCAGTGATTGGTAATTTAAGTAGTAAAGAGTTACAAGAAAAAGGTGTACTAGCAAACTTAGATATCAATATAATTCAGTTGCAAGACGGCGTATTAGGATTTAACAATTATGCTCAAGAGTTAAAATGGCTTGTAACTGACAAAGACAGAATCGAAGAAATTAGCAGTATTATTACTAGCATAAGCGGTTCTGGAAATACACTTGTATTAATAGACAGAATTGCAACAGGTGAAATATTATCTGATATGTTTCCTGAATGGGTATTCATAAGTGGAGATATGAAAGTTGCTGATAGGCAAAAAGAATACCGAGAAGTTAGTGAAATGGATAATAAAGTTATAGTTGCAACTTATGGTGTAGCGGCAGTTGGTATTAACATACCTAGAATTTTTAATTTGGTTTTATTAGAGCCAGGTAAAAGTTTTGTTCGTGTAATACAAAGTATCGGAAGAGGAATTCGTAAAGCCGAGGACAAAGACTATTTGAATGTAATTGACATTACGAGTAATTTAAAATATAGTAAAAGACACTTGACAAAAAGAAAAGCATTTTATAAAGAGCAGGGTTTTCCTTTTCAAGTAACCAAATTGGAGTATAAATGAAAATATTAACAGTCGACAACGACGTTTATGAAATAGACCATGTGCCTGATGTAATAGATGACATACGTTTTTGTGTGTTTGACACAACAGATCCTGAGTTTATGGATTATTACTTTTTGCCATTGATATTCTTGGAGAGTTTTTATGCACCTGCTATTTGTTTAAAAATAGGTGATAAAACAATTCAAATGCCAATGGATTGGAGCATAGCAATAACAGATGAAGATTTAAGTGGAATAGAAGTAATACCTTTGACAAGTTTAAACAATAGAGGATTTTTAACTGCAACATTAAATCCTTTAGGAAGAAAATTAATAGAATGTGAAGAAGTAAAAATTACTAACATCTATCAAGATGTAAAGTGGTACTTTCCTAAATTAAAAAACGGACACATGTTGGTTGCACCTTTAGAGAATAAACCTAATCCTAAGTGTGCATTTTTTGTAAAAGAAGCAAACAAGATTCCTAATGAAATCGATGTTTCGCATTTGCTAGATTAGGAGGAAATTATGGCAAAATATAGATATAGAATAGATGGTGGCAGATATGGAGGCGAATGTGCTGTAGGCACAGTCTCAGAAGACTTTGCACAATATTGGACACCTAAAATTGAAGAAGATGGAGCACACAGTTGTGGTTTCATTGACCATGTGTTAGCACTTTCAGAATGGGACGATGATGTAGGATTAGATTCTGATTCACCTGACATTTTTGAAGATGGCAATGAAATACCTGGTTGGTATGAAGTAGATGACAAAGAGCATATCAATGCCGCTTTTGCAGATGGTGGATTTACAGTAACACCTGTACCAACTGACGGCTCAGATGATTGGGGCGGAGATTGGGAAAATGAAGTGAGTGCAGAAGCACATTGGCTCAAAGGCAGAGAAGGTGCATACATTAGTACTGATGCTAATGGTGAAAGCCCGGAAGGTTGTACGCCTGTAATGATTTTTATGAGTGTGGAAAAAGGTGGCTTTGCAAGTTGGTTTGTGGATACAGATGAACCTTTTGATGAAAAGAAACTTGTTATGACAGTAAACGAAACGCACATGGGAGAATTTGTAGAGGATTTAGCATACGACAAAGTTTGGTTAGAAGCCAACTATGATATGAACGACACAATGGGCAAAAGTTACGAAGCCGCAGTAGGTTGGAGCACAGACAAATGGAGAGACGAATACAAAGATCCATCTGAAGAAGACTTGTCAGAATATTGGGAAGATTACGACGCAGAGATGGAAGATGATTCTTAAAGATATTGTAAGAACAATACCTGATTATCCTATCCCTGGAATACAGTTTAGAGATATTACAAGTATTACAGAAAACGCAACTGCATTTAAACAAAGTATTACAGAACTTAGTGTTCATGTTGCTAAATTTAATGCAGATTGTATTGTTGGTATTGAAAGCAGAGGTTTTGTATTTGGAACTCCCATTGCAACAAAGTTTGATTTGCCTTTTATATTAGCAAGAAAGCCAAGCAAATTACCTAATCCTACTGTTAGTAAATCTTTTAAATTAGAATACGGCGAAACAGAATTACATATCCAAAAAATATCTCCCATAAAAGGCAAAGTTGCTATTGTAGATGACTTGGTTGCTACAGGAGGTACAGCACTAGCCTGTGCCGATTTAATACATGAACATTGGAATATTCCTAAAGAAGATATTTTAATTGTTGCAGTAATAGACTTGCCCAACTTGGGAGGAAGTGCTATAATAAAAGAACAAGGATATGATGTAAAATGCATAATGGAGTTTGAAGGAGAATAAATGGACATCATTTTAATTGCATTAAAAGAAGAAGCACCTAACATGTCTAAATGGGACAATGTGTTTTTTACTGGTGTGGGAAAAGTAAATGCCGCCATAAAAGCATCAGCACTTATAGAAAAATATAAACCATCTACAGTATGGAACTTTGGTACAGCAGGTGGCATAACAGTTGAAAGTGGAATACACGAAATAACAAACTTTGTACAACGTGATATGAAGTGTTGTGAGATGGGTTTTGAAGTTGGACAAACACCTTTTGAAAAAGACATTGTAATAAATTTTGGAGAAGATAATGGTATGTGTTGTAGCACTGGTGATAATTTTGTTACTGATACTTCCTTATTGGATATTGTCGCTGATGTGGTAGACATGGAGGCTTATGCTATTGCAAAGGCTTGCCAATACCACAATGTAAACTTTAAGTGTTTTAAATATATAAGTGATAGTGCAAATGAAAATGCCAGCAAAGAATGGCATGAGACTGTAGCAGACGGAGAACCGCACTATATGGAGATACTTGGTGCCTAAAAAACCACAGATACCACTAGCAGAAGTTATGAAGGCTATCGATAAAAAGGATAGAGACTGGTATAACAAATTAAATGCTGAACAAAAGAAAGCATTTAGTCCTTGGATGATGATGAGATATGCTAGTAGTGTACAAGGAAAGTCAGCACCTGATTATGTTTGGATGGTAAATGAATTAGTAAATCATAAGTTTACTGATGTTAGCAAACATCCTGAACTACAATGGTTATTAATGACTGCGGCTGGCAGTGGTAAAGTGCAACACCACCCATATATAAAACCACCAAACAGTAGAAAAAAGAAAAGTAAAAGAGGAGACTTTGTCAGTAGTGTTCTTCCTCATTTAAAAGCAGATGAAATTGAATTATTTTTAAGTTTGAACGATGATGAATCTTTGAAAGAACTTGCACTTGCTAATGGTTATGATGATAAAGAAGTAAAGGAAATATTTAAGAAATGAGTTTGGATTGTAAATGGTGCGGTAAAAGTTTTATGAGCGAAAGAACTCTTGCGGCCCATATGTGCGTAAAGAAAAGACGTTGGGCAGATAGAGAAATGAGCCACATACGTTTAGCACATAGAGCCTTCCAAATGTTTTATGAAATAAACACTACTGCTAAAAATCCTAAGACTATGGAAGAGTTTATAAAAAGTCAATACTATGAAGCATTTGTAAAATATGGTAGAGCATGTCAAGTAAATGAATGGCTTGAACCAGAACGTTACACAGAGCATTTGATTAGAACAGGTGTAAAACTTAAACAATGGGCAACAGATAAACAGTATGACAAATATTTAAAAGAATATGTTAGAAAAGAACCTGGTCTTAAAGCATTAGAAAGAACTGTAATATATCTTGCAGGATGGGGAAAAGAAAATGAAACAGATTGGCAGAATTACTTTACAGAAGTTTCGCCCTCAAGAGCAGTACATGATTTAAGAAGTGCAAAAGTAAGTCCTTGGATATTATATCTTAGCAGTACAGGTGATAATTTATTAAAAAGATTTAACAGTGAACAAGTAAAAATGATAGAAGATATCATTGAGCCTCCATTTTGGCTAAAGTTGTTTTCTGCTAATAAAGAAGAAGTAAATGAAATCAAACAAGCATGTAAGGATGCAAAAATATGAACGTAAAAATTATCAGTTATAGTCAATCACCACAATTTCCTGGTCGAAGTGAATCGGCATTGGATCTAGTGGCATATTGTGCCAGGGTAAGTAATCCTGATAATCAGAATAATAAAGAAACAAGTGAAAAACTTGTGAAGTATTTGATGAAACACAAACATTGGAGCCCACTTGAAATGGTGAGTGCATGTTTGGAAATTGAAACAACCAGAGACATTGCTAGACAGATTCTAAGACATAGAAGTTTTAGTTTCCAAGAGTTTAGTCAACGTTATGCAGACCCTACACAGGATCTAAGTTTTGAATTTAGAGAAGCAAGACTGCAAGACCCTAAAAACAGACAAAACAGCATTGAGTTAGACTTGGCTGATATGGGCAAAGGCGGTAACAAAACACAACACGAATTGTTAGCAGAGAAGTGGCACGACAAACAACGAGCAGTTATAGACGCCGCCACAGAAGCATACAAATGGGCTGTAAGTAACGGTATTGCCAAAGAACAAGCAAGAGCAGTACTACCTGAAGGCAATACTGTAAGCCGCATGTATGTGAACGGTACGTTGCGTAGTTGGATTCACTACATTGAATTACGTGGTGCTAATGGTACACAAAAAGAGCATATTAAAATTGCTCATGCAGTAGCAGATGTTATTGCTAATATATTTCCACTTGCAGAAGAATTTAAAGGAAAAGAAATATGAGAGATTTTTTATATCTCACAATAGGAGGATTTTACTATGCAATTTGTTTTATACTATTTTGTCTTAGTATTGGCATTCCTCTAGGAGTATTAGTTACATTATGAAAAAACGTGAAGAAATGTTAGTCATTACTATGGAAGAATGTGGAGAATTAATTCAAGCATGTAGTAAAATGATTCGTAGTAAAGGCAAAACAAAATATCTGCGAGATTTACAAGATGAAGTAGGTGACGTTATGACCATGATTGAGATTATGAAAATTAGTGGTTTAGTTACTGATGAACAAATTGCAGATAGAATGGAAGAAAAGAAACAAAAACTTATGAAATGGAGCATACTTTTCGATGACGAACATGAATGATACAAATTATATTTCTATTGATGGAACAGACACAATCACAATTACAGATTATACAATGGATTCATTTACATTAGATGATACAACCTTAACTATCACTACAGATGTTATTCCAGAACCAACAGTTCTTACAAAAGAAAAAATTAACAAACTAGAAGCATTATTAAAAGTAATAGAAGATTTAGAGGATGACAATCCTCTAAAAGAATGTTATAATGCACAAATAATGTTAGATAAAATTAAAGGCAAATAATGAAAATTAATTTTGATGTTGATATAGATATGGCAGATAGAGACAAGTTCTTAAATCTTGTTGACCATATTTCTGCCAGCATCAAAAGAGAAGATGCATTTGAAAAGCATAACACAGGTGTATATTTTCAGCCTATTCCTTCTTTTCCTTTAGAAGAGTTCAGCACAATAGACCACAAAGAAGCAGAAGAGATGGGATATTTTAAAGTAGACTTTCTTAATAATAGTGTTTACTCTGAAATTGAAAGTGAAGCACATTTGGATAGATTACTTGCACAAGAACCTATGTGGGAATTGTTTGAACATAAAGAAGTTGTTGAAAAACTATTTCATATAGGTAATCATTTTGATATTATCAAACAACATCCACCTAAAACTGTAGAACAATTAGCAATGATACTTGCAATGATTAGACCAGGTAAAAGATATCTAGTAGGAAACAGTTGGGAAGTAATTGAAAAAGAAGTATGGGAAAAGACTGATGACTACTTTTTCAAGAGAAGCCATGCAATAGGTTATGCAATGGTTATTCTTGTTCAATTGAATCTTTTGGTTGATAAGGTTTAGTCTGCCTTTTTGACCAACTGGATACTTCTTCTTTTTATTCTCTTTTTAAGTATGTTTTGCATACTGGTTACAGGACCAAATAATACTTCTGTTTCTTTTAACATAAACGTTCTTAATGTATATTGTAAGTCTTGCATTTCATGATATAAAAAAATGTCTATAGGGAGTTGTCTATTGCTTTCCCACCACCATAAATCGCCATACTCTAGCATTAATTTTTTGTGTTCTTCCGATTTACAACCTTCTATATCATAAAAACTTATGATTTGTTTGTCTTGATTTTGAACTATTCCTACAAATTCTTTTTCGCCAAACAACAATCCAGTTAAAAATGGAAACTTCTCTTGGAGTTCTTCTTCTTTAGTCATCAATGATATTTATAGTTCATATAGATAAATACTGTAATAATAATGGTATAGAATATGTCAGGAAATGCACATACAATTTATATTTTAGGAAACCAGTCCGTGGATTTAGTTCTAAGTTCGGACGGTATAAACGTGGATAATAGACCAATGAATCAAACAAAATTAGTTGTACATAAAGGATTGACAAATCAATTAAACTTTTATGTAAGAAATAGAGATAGAGTTTTACAAAATCTTAGCACTAAAACACTATATGCAAGTATTATAAATCCTAACACAAGCAGAAGAGTAGTTTTCAAACCACTTAGTTTAGTAAACAGTGGTACATCAGGAGAAGCAAGGTTAGATTTAACTGTTGGAGACCTAACAGATTTAAATCCTGGATTTTATCATATTTCAATTACAGAAAGTTCTGATAGTGGTGTGTCTCAAAATCCTTTATATGCAAATCAAAATGATAGAATTATCACAGATTTAGAAGTCAGAAGCAGTTTAGAGTATGAACCTATTGCATCACAAAGTGCAACAACATTTACTCAAACAGGTAACACAGAATTAGGAGATGCCGCAAACACATTTGTATCATCTTCATTGTACGGAAACCAAGACAAAAACTTTAGGCACAGTAGACATACTGTAGCATTTTATATGACAGACTTTGTAGGCAATATTACTATGCAAGGAAGTGCATTAGAATCAGCACCTACACAAGAGTCAGATTGGTATGATATAAACGTACAAGGAGATGCTGGAACAGCCGCAGTACCTTACAGTACAGCATACAATGGCATAGATCCTTTTAACTTTGTTATCAACACTAATTGGTTAAGAGTAAAATTTGATAAAACATCAGGTTCTGTAGACAAAGTTTTACTCAGAAACTAGTTGACTTTTATGTCCAAGATGTTATAATAAATTTATGCATCATCATGAATTAGTTGACCAAGTACATAGATTACTAATGGATAATTTGCCTATAAGTAGTGGCAAAACTCCTAGTGGTTGGACTACATTCAATTGTCCCATGTGTAGTGATAAACGTAAACGTGGTGGCGTAATACAGTCAAATAGTAAAATAAGTTATCATTGCTTTAATTGTAACTTTACAACAGGCTGGTCTCCAAGTCCTAGACTAGGGCAAAAATACAAAGCATTAGCAGAAGCATTGGGTGTTGGTGCAAAAGATATACACTCAGTTGTTCTTAATCTAATGAAGTATGGCGAAGTATTAGAAATAGAAGAAGTAGATGATTATGTCTATAGTGCGGCAGATTTCAAACAAGTTGATTTGCCAGATGATTGCAGTTTAGTCGAAGACTTAGATGACAATCACAAAGTAAAACAATATGCAATAGAACGTGGACTATTAGGAAAGTTTCCTTTGATGCATTTTGGAGACAGCATGTATAATGCTAGATTAGTAGTTCCGTTTTTGTATAACAATAAACTTGTAGGGTGGACAGGTAGACATGTAAATCCACCAAACAAAGAAACTGCTAAGTATCTAAAAAATCAACAAAGTGGATATGTGTTTAACATTGACAGGTTTGTAAACAGTGAAAGAGATTTTGTAATTGTTACAGAAGGAGTATTTGATGCAATACTTATAGATGGTGTTAGTGTATTAGGAAATGGAGTAACTCCAGAACAAGCACATTTAATTGACAAATTAAACAAACGTGTTATATTATGTCCTGACAGAGATGAAGCAGGTAAGGATTTAATTGACAAAGCAATTGAACTAGGATGGGAAGTTAGTTTTCCTCCTTGGAAAGATGGTATCAAAGATGCCGCTGATGCAGTAGAGCATTATGGTAGACTATTAACTGTAAATAGCATAATTAAATATGCAACAGATAATAAAATAAAAATACAAGTACAGGCTAAAATGTTATGAACATATTAATTAACGGATGTAGTTTTACAGGAGGTTCAGAAGTAATACACGATGAATTTACAAGTATGATTACAAACAATGGTCAAAAAACTTGGGCAAGCCATTTCGAAGAACAACATACTGTAAACAATATTGCTATAGGTGGAAATAGCAATGATAAAATTTTTAGAACAAGTGTAGAAGAACTAGATAAAAATTTTTATGACTTAGTTATTATACAATGGACAGCAATACATAGAAAAGAAAGGTATTCAGACAGAATAAAAAATTGGGTAAACTTTTGCCAAGATGGCGAAAACCTTTATGGATATCACACAGATAATTATGAACATATGAACAGAGATAATCCTAAAATGAAAAGTATTCTCAAGTCATATGAAAAAATTAGTGAAGGGCTGAATTATGATGTGTTATATGCAAAAACTTTGCAAGACTATAGAACAGACTATTTTAAAAATGTTCTGTCCTTGCAAAATTTATTAGAAACAAAAAACATAGACTATATTTTTACTAGTATGTCTTTTGAAAATCATTTGCCTAATATGAAAAATAACTATACATTTGACTTAGAGATTGCTTTAACTGATTTTGAAAAAAGCCTTTTTAACCAAATGGATCTAACTAAATGGACTAAAACACCTATGACACACATGATGAACCAGAATGTCGTTAGCCAAAACGATGGTCATCCAAACGAAAAAGGTCATAAATTAATATACAATCACGTACAAAGTGAGTTAAATAAACTATATGGATAATATACAAGAATATACAGAAGAGATACAACAACTGTTTTTAAATTTTTTAATTACAGATCCTGAACTATTTGTTAGGGTAAACAATATTATTGAACCATATATGTTTAATAGGAAGTTTCAAAGTGCAGTAAAGTTTTTAAAAGAACATGCAACAGATTATAGCAGTATTCCTACAATAGACCAAATAAGTGCTACAACAAATTTAGAGTTAGAACGAATAGATGGATTAACAGACAATCACATTGAATGGTTCTTAGATACATTTGAACAATTTTGTAGACACAAAGCATTGGAGAAAGCAATACTTGACAGCACTGATTTATTAGAGAAACAGGATTATGGTTCTGTTGAAACTAAAATCAAAGAAGCAAGTCAAGTAGGTCTTGTAAAAGATTTAGGATTGGATTATTTTGAAAATCCTAAAGAAAGATTACAACACATAAAAAGCCAAGCAGGTGCAGTCAGCACAGGCTGGAAACACATTGACCAAAAACTGTATGGCGGACTTAACAAAGGAGAGATTACAATCTTTGCTGGTGGTAGTGGCGCAGGTAAAAGTTTATTCTTGCAGAACTTAGGTGTGAATTGGAGTTTAGCAGGACTTAATGTTGTTTACATTAGTTTAGAATTGAGCGAACAACTTATTAGTATGCGTCTTGATGCAATGGTAAGTCAATACAGCACAAAAGAAATTATGCGTAACATGGATGATGTTGATTTAAAAGTGCGTATGAAAGGTAAAGGTGCTGGTAAGTTTAGAGTAAAACAAATGCCTAATGGTGTAAATGCAAATGATATTAGAGCATTTGTGAGAGAATATGAAATAAACGCAGACATAAAAGTTGATGCAATACTTGTAGACTACTTAGATTTAATGAGTCCTATAAGTGCAAGAGTAAGTCCAGGTGATTTGTTTATCAAAGACAAGTATGTGTCTGAAGAATTAAGAAACTTAGCAATGGAAACAAACACATTGTTTGTAACAGCATCGCAGTTGAACAGGGGTGCAGTAGAAGAAATAGAATTTGACCACCATCATATAGCAGGTGGTATTAGTAAAATACAAACAGCAGATAATGTTATTGGTATTTTTACTAGCAATGCAATGAGAGAACGTGGCAGATATCAAATACAGTTTATGAAAACACGTTCTAGCAGTGGTGTAGGTAGTAAAGTAGACTTGAAATTTAATCCTGATACACTTAGAGTAGAAGATTTAGATGAAGATGATGAAGGAGCAATTAGTGTTACATCTAGTGGGTTGTTAGACCAACTAAAAAGAAGTAACTCTATTAAATCTGATGAACCAGAATCTACTGAAGTTGTAAATCAGGCATTAAACATGCGTGAGTTTATGAAAAAAAATGACCTATAATTGATAAATACAAGATATAGGGAATTAAAAATATGTCTATTAAAAAATCTAGAACAATTTTAGAAGAACTTCAGCAAATTTCTGTCGACAGAGATAAGCACCATGTTCTAGAAAATAGAGTACAACATGTTGTAACAAGTGTACAAAATTTAAAAGACATACTACATGAATCCTACAGTCCAGAAGATGCATTGGATTTAGAACGTAGATTAATAAACAGCATTAAAAGTGGAGATGCTAAAAAATTCTCTAGAGGTATAAAAAAAGTACTGGAAAATAAAGAGAATTAAAATGATTATTAATGATATTATATTAGAAAATCCTGCTCGTGATGCCGTAAACCAATACAAAAAAGGTGTAGCCGACGCAGGTGGTGTCCTTCCTAGTGACCAAATGGCGTCCGGTAGATTTGCCGACATGGCAAGACAAAAAAGAAGGCAGGCACAAATTGATAAACAAACTGCAGGCAGACAGGCTGGTGCTAAAAAGACTGGCGTAATAGGTCAGTATGCACAAGACAAAGCCCAAATGAAAGGAATTAACATGGGTGTTGTTGCAGATCCAACAGGAATGTTTTATCAATATCAACAAGATGAAAAGTCAGGTAAATGGGCTTGGCAAAATGTAGATATCAAAACAGGTAAAAAACCTGAACCAGGACAATTTTTGCCATTTAAAGATATTGCTGATGAAAAAGGTCAAACACCTGGCATTACAAATATGCCTGGCACATATCCACTTAGAGACAAAGACCAACTTTCACAAGACTTAATGGCAATCGCAAAAGGTGTTGCACCAACACAAAGCACAATGGATAAAATGAAAGACAGAGCAGTTCAGGCAATGGGCGGACCTTTAGCAAGTAAGACTATGGCAGACCCAGAAGCAACAGGCACAGAAAAAGCAGGTGCAGTAGCCGGAGCGGCATTAGGTAGATTAGGTTCAAAAGCCTTAGGTGCTATGAGACCTAAAGTAGCAGAGCCTAGAAAAGATGTAAATAGAATGGCTAAAGCATTTGATTTAGATATCCATAAAAAGAAAATCTTAGATAAATCTGCATCAGTAGATGATAAGATTGCCGCGGCAGAAGAATTGCTTAAAAACTTACAGGCACAACAAGCCAAGAATGTAAATGTTGATGTGTATGTGGATGCTATGGGACCTATGCTAAAAGCAAGTGGATTAAACAAAGCAAACCCACAATGGTATTCACAGTTTGTTCAAAAGGCAAGAGCAATGAGAATGGAAGCCTTTGAATTTATGAACAAAGTGTTAGAATATTGGAACATGACTTGGGAAGATTTAGGATACAAAGTTGTACTTTCAGAAAACGCAAGTGATGACGTGTTGCTTATACCTACAAAAGTAATCAACGAAGCAGTAGAGATAGAGAACTTAAAGAATTTAGCAGGTATTTAAAATGAAGTTCCTAGAGATATCAAAACCTTTGGTAACTCAACTGCTAACCGAAAGTGTACTTGACGAAGCAAAGAATACACATTTAGAACATTTAGAAGATAATATTTTCAATAAAGGTTTTGATGGAGCCAAAGAAGCAGTAGATTATCTATACAGTCTACATGAAATGCTTGAAGGCAATACAAGTACTCCAGTATCAATGACAACAAAATGGGATGGTGCTCCAGCCATTATAGCAGGTAAAGATCCTGAAACAAAGAAATTTTTTGTAGGTACTAAAGGAGTATTTGCAAAAAAACCTAAAATTAATTTTACAAATAAAGACATCGATATAAATCATGCAGATGTAGGCGACAAAGACGGTAGTGGTTTAAGAGAAAAATTAAAACTTGCATTAAACTTTTTAAAGAGATTGAATTGGGACACAGTTGCACAAGGTGATATGTTGTTTACAGGCGATGATATTAGAACAGCAACCATAGATGGAGAAGAACATATTGTCTTCAAACCAAACACAATAACTTATGCAGTACCCAAAGACAGCGATATGGGTAAACAAATAAGTAGTGCAGGCTTTGGCATAGTTTGGCACACAGAATATGTAGGAGGCCCTACACTTGCTGACACAGAAGCCAAGTTTGGTTTTGATAGTAGTGTGTTAGGACAAGCAAATGGTGTTTGGCACAGAGATGCAATTATTAAAGATTTAAGTGGTACTGTAACACTAACAAAATCAGAAAGTCAAGACATAATGAGTGCAATTACAGAAGCAAGTAATTACATGAAAAGCATAGATGCAGAAACATTTAGTTGGTTAGAAAAAGGCAATGATTTAATCGGTAAAGATTTTTTACAACAATTAAAAGCACATGTGAACAATCAAGTTAGAGCAGGACAATTTGATGAGCCTACAAAATTTGCTTCAGGCTTTGTGCAAAAATATATTGAATTTATGACTAAAAAGATAGATAATTATAAAACACAAAACAAAATAGACCAAGCAACAGGAGATATGGTTGCAGGTGTAAAATTTATAAAAGAACATGTACCTGGAATTGTTGCTGTATATGATTTGTATTTAAAAATTATAGAAGCAAAAGTAAAATTAGTTAAAAAACTAGAACAGATTAGACAAATAGGTACATTTGTAGAAACAGAAAAAGGTTTCGAAGTTACAGGCGAAGAAGGATTTGTTGCTGTAGACAGAATGGGCAACGCACTCAAACTTGTAGATAGATTAGAGTTTAGTAGATTAAACTTTGGAACAGGAAGACCAGGAGCATAAAGTGTCACAGTACGAATTTGATTTTCAATTAATTGACCAAGAGATAAGTGAAAGTAGACTTTTTAGATATACAAGTCAATTTGGAAATTTAACAGGCAGAACTATTGCAGACTTATTGTATTTGAATACTTTAATGTTGTTGATGTTTGTGTATGATAAAGAGCAAAGAGATTATGCAGTAGCAGTTGCAAGAAAAACAGTACAGTTTGGACCTTTTGCAGTATTTAGAACCACTTCAACAGATTTATACATGTTGGCATTTGCAGTTGACCATCCTGATTATAAAAGTTTAAACATCAAAAAGAAAGATGAAGCATTTTTAAACAGTTTAAATTTTCAAAATAGAAGATACTATAACTTTTTAAAGAAGATGGCTACAATAGAGCCAGGCAAAAGTGAAGCATCTGCTTTCTTTATACGTTTGGAAAACCAATTACAAATAAAAACTGCATTGTACAAGCAGTTAAGACGTTTGATTATTGATTGGAAAGATTTAAAATACAGCCAAAAGCAATTAGTTGTATCAAAATTATTACAACAGTTAAGAATAAAAGGCAGAGGTAGTGAAAATTATCAGCATTTAGTTGCAATGAAACGAGAAAGAAAGTTTAGTAATGCTCCTAAGTCAGATAGAAGTTTGGCTAAAACAGCCGTTGGTACTGCCGCCGGTGCTTATGTTGGAAGTAAAGTTATTCCTAAACTTACTAGGAACAAATTAAGTAGTAGAACAGGAGCAGGCATAGGCGCAATAGCAGGTTATTGGGCTAGTGGTAGACGTAAACAGGTATAAATACAGTTATGTTAATAAATGATATCATAAATGAAGTTCAAGATGACGGTAAGCCTAGAAAAATTAGAGGCCAAGAACTTAACGATGAAGTCGCACAAGAACTTGATGACGAAATAGGACCTGTTGGATCTAGGATACCTCAGTTCGTAAACGTACCTACTGCACAAATTCAAATGATTGCTAGAGGGTTATATCTATCCGGACCTCCTAGTATGACAATAGGTAAAGCAGTTAAAGACGCATTAAAGCAATGGACTGACGGCAAAGTTAAAAGCAAAGACAGTGATGACGACGATACAGGTAGAAACTTTTCAAGTGCTAACATGGGATATGAACGACCTGAAACTAAATTAAAAAGAGGGTGGAATCAATCTACTCATAGAAACAAAGCAGATTCTGATATAAAAATTGACATTCCAGATATTGTAAACAAAATTCCAGGCGTAAAACAAGCAAAATCAGGCAGACAAATGGGCAGTAAAATAGGTCAATCAGTAGGAAATATTATTGCAGGCAGAGGTTTGCCAGATAGAAAAGGTCGATTAGGCTAATATTTTTCACAAATAAAACATCAAAAAAACTCCCTTTTAGATAAATAATATTAACGAAGAGGCATACGCCTCACCATTATTAGGAGAATTAAAATGGCACAGACTCAAAACGCAGGCGCGGCAGTTGCCGCAGGACACGTAGGTGGAAAGGTATTCGCAGGAATCCAATTAGACTTTGGTGCTGACGTTTCAGCAAAATTGGCTGTTGGTAGCACAGTAGATGTAGTTATGAAGGCAATCCAAAACGAAGGTTTAACACCTTTGGCTATCGGTGCAGTAGATGACACTGGTGGAACAGGACAAGGTCTTAAAATTATATTTGAAGGCGAACACGGAACTGACACTTATGACGGATCTAACAGTGAAACCTTAGCGGCTCACTTAGAAGACGTAGTACAAGCATTAGGAACAGTTGACGGTGTAAACTTAGCATCAGCAACAGTTGCCGCATTTGTCCTATAAGTTTTAACTTATTAAACAGAAAGAAGCACACCTTAGGGTGTGCTTTTTTTTGACTTTAACTTTTTCAAAGTATTATATTTCACTAAATTTTGTATAAATAAAAGTAACCAATAGTATATCACACAAAATAACGGCGGTGGTTACTAGACCACGATATACTTAAAGATTAGGAGTGTTTATCATGGCACAACAAAGAGTAAACGGTGCAGTACTTGATAACAGTCAATTATTAATTGGATCACTAAGTCATTTCATCATTGACGAAGTAGACGGAACTGACAACATTAGCCAATTTGGTTACTCAAGTGGTAACGCATTAAAAGGTGAATTAGTTGTTCAAGCATTATCTACAAGATGTACTCCAGTTTTAATTAACAGCATTTCTGCTACAGTCATGCATGTTGGTGTTGAAGGACAACCTTCAGCGGCTGACTTACTAGCGGCTATCCAACCAGTTCTTACTGGTAACGGTGCAAACGCAACTGTAACAGCAGGTGAATACAGAGTAGTGTAACCTAAAAGTACAAACTTTTAAAAAGCACACCTTCGGGTGTGCTTTTTTTTGGCTGTCGTTCCTATGCCCAAAATTTCGTATTAGTGATAAATAGTACAATATACGGAGACACACATGAGTTTACAGAGAGCAGGTGCAATGGGTTCGGTAGAAGTCCTTACAGGAAACATCGAATTTTTTACACTTTTTACAACACTAGATATCACCGTTACAGGAGACTACAGTAATAATAGTCAAAAAGACTTTGAAAGTGTAGTACAAGTAATAGGATTAAGGGCAATGCCCACTGTGATGAATAATCCTGTATATCTAAATGGTGTAGGTGCAAATGTATTAGAAAATTATGGAGCACCAACATTAACAGGTGCAGGATATATTTTTAAATTTGCTACAGAGCAACCTGGTTCTCACACAGTAGAGACACTACAAGATGAGTTAAACGGCGTTGTACTAAATGCCGGTACTGTTGATACAAAAAGCAGTATTAATATGGAATTTACAAAACAGGATTTACTGTAATATGAAGAACAAACAACCAGAAACAAAACCAGTTGAACAACAAGTTTATGCTAACAAAGATAATTTAGAAGCACACATCATTGCGGATATGTTGCGTATTGAAAGTATTACAACAGAACTTAGAGAATTTAAAGAAGATACCAAGCACAGACTGAACAAAATGGAAAATTGGTTAGTTGCTATTGTTGGAACAAGTTTTACAACATTGGTAGCATTAGTTATTGGTTTATTAGTTAATTTTTTAGGTTAGTATGAGATACGAAGATATTAGTGACGAAGATATTCTTGAGTCCAGAATGGTCTGGCGTAGGATGGGCAAAAAAATTAAACGTGCCGTAAGATGTACTAGCGGTAGACGTAAAGGTAGGGTTGTGAGCAAACCTTCACAATGTTCAGCACCTATTAATATGAAAAAACGTATGACCTTAAAAAGAACAAAAGCAAGAATGGGTAAACGTATTAGCAGAAAAGCAAACAGAACAAAAAGACTAAATCCAGCATCAAGAAGATTAAGAAGTCTAAATAGAAGTACAAATTTAAGGCGTGGCAGAAGATAATGAAGTTTAAAGACGTTAGAACTATAGAGTCTATACTAACTGAATATGGTATGAAGCCTGGTTCAAGTACTCCAACATCTCAACAATCAACAGGAGCAAATGCAAAAGCAAATGCTAAGAGTCCAACAGTAGATAAGAAAACGCCTCCACAAAAAGACTTAGGCAGTCCAACAACAACACCCGGACTTGATGTTAAAGAACCAGAACAAGAACAACCAAAATTTACTCCTATTAAAACAGGAGAATTAGAAGTAGATGCAGAATACAAAGATGAAAAAGGCGAAGTATTAGGAAAAGTTGTCAGTAAAGTTGGAGACAAACCACAACCAGACAAAGTTGTTGTACAAGATAAAAAGGGCGAATATCAATTACTAGATCCTAAAGATGAGGTGTTTGTAGATTTAGAGGAAAATAAAAAAGTTAAAAAATTATCACAGAAAAATGCAAACAAATTATCTTCACTTGTAAAAGACGGCAAGAAGAAAATTAAAAGACTTGCTAGATTGGGTTTAAAAGAAGCAGAAGAAAAATTATTCGAAATAAACTTTAATAGAAAAGAAGTAATAAACAGTTCACTAGATGCACAAATACGTTGTGGCTGGGAGGCAGAAACTGTTTGGGAAAATATAGAAGGTGTAGATGATGATGTAGACAATATGACTCTTAATCAAGTCGATGAAGAGTTCGGAGGTGTTGATTGGGATAGCATATCAGAACAATATACAGAGTGGCTTTATGATTACAAAGTAGATGATTACATAGAGGATGCCATTGCTGAGTGGGTCAACGAACGTGAAGATGACGAAGATTACATCAACGATTATATAGACGATTCAGGTATAGAAGAAGCAGATTGGGATGATTACAGAGAAGGCGTACTGAGACAAGAATACGGTGATGAAAGATTTGAAGAAGAAGGTGCTGAAGAACTGTCAGAATTGTACGGATATGAAGATGAAAATTGGGCAAGAGAATATGTTGATGAATACAGAGGGTC